GCACTGAAGAATTGCCAATGAATTCAGCCTCAAGATATGGCTGATCTGGAACGATTATGCAAGCTGGTGGAATTACTGTTTCAGGTGGTTCTGAATAAACGGATGCCGCAACGCCTGATAAAGCGGTTGCCAGCGCATCGCGCACATTCGTTGAAATGGTCGTTGGTGTAGGCATTACTGAGCCATGCTTCCGACTTCGACATATTTAGCAATTAAAGAATAAACGCGTGCTGGCAAATTGCGACCCATGCGGAATGGCGCTGGCACAAAATCGACACCCTCAATCTGACCGCCAGCGGCAGTAATTGATTGGAAAATTTCCACACTTACGATAGTGATTGCGTTTTCAATATCAGGATCAGCGGCGTAAATCTCGCCAGCGCTCTTTCCAGATACATAGGCATAACCTTGTGGAATTAGTGGCTGATAGTTCAAATCAGCTTCATTCGTAGCAATCGAAAAGAAATATGGGCGTAGATAAGTGCTTGTAACTGTTTGGCTACCATTCAACGCGGTTGAAACGCCTGAGATTGTAAGCGTTTGATTTTCTACGAAGAGATTTGGCAATTGAGTTGTGAATACCGCTGTGCCATTTTTGATTTCGTATCCTTGAAGTCTATTTGAATAACTTTCGAGCAGTGGCAAAACCACGCCCTCTGCACTTTCGATGATGTTGTTTAGGTAAGCATCATCAAACAAGGAAGACGAAACGCCAAGCACCTTACGCAGTTGGCTTGCAGTAATAATGTTTGGCATTTCGTTTCCTCTCTGTTTAACCTATTCGGGAGCGACTAGGTTCAGATCAAGTTAGGTTGAAGCGGCGAAGTCCGCCAGCCCAAGTTACGCCAGCAGCTACGAAGCCGAATAGTTCAAGTTCGATTTCGCCTGTTGATGGCACATTGGTCTGAAGTGTTAGCGCTGGGCTTTCGTAGATTTCAATTGAGTTCTTTTCAATGATAAATGAAGAGTCATCGATCACTGTTGAAACCATGTTTGCATCTACATAATAATCAAGACCCAAGACATTTCCACGAAGAGATGTCGGTGCAGCGTTTCCGCCTGAGTTCATTGGCTGACCTGCATTATAAATTGGTCTGCCAGTCGAGTCTGTCGCACCCATTAGGAGCGACCATGTGCCAGTGCCTGAAACGAGTGATGTTGCTACACGCTTTGTCGCGTTGTAAGCAGCAGCAGCTTCAGTTGATACGAATGAGATCATGCCAGCAGAAGTTGCAGCAGTTGTAGCCGCTTGAGTTCCACCTGCAACGATTTGTGCAATTACATACTGATCAATTGCCTGTGCGTAGCCATCGCGTAAGTTCTGAAGCATGATTTCATAGAATGATGGATCAGAGCGAAGCAAAAGCTCCTGTGAGTAGCGCTGGAAGCCAGCCTTTTTAATCACTGTTGCATTTACATAAGCAGATGTGATTTGGTCAGTTCCAGTTGTATCTCCACCCTCAGCGACTGTTGCTACTGAAGCATTTGTGGTGATCTTTGGAATTGATACAGTCATGCCAGCTGCTGGAAGTGGGCGTGTGCCACCGCAAGCATCTACAACAGGACGGATTGAAGTTGTGTTCTGAGCGACATTGCGCACATAAGACACTGGTGAAAATGCAGGGTTAGTTGTGAATGAGTCATCAGCAGCCGCTACATATTGGCGTGAGTCTTCATTGCCTAACTTTGCAAGGATTGAGTGCTGGAGATATGAACCGCCAGAAACAATCGGTGAGCGTGGAGATGTATAAGCGAGTGGCTTTGTGGTTGCCTTAACGCTTTCAGATGCTTCTACCGCTACATCATCGGCAGGAGCTGGAACGGTAGTGTCGGACACTTGTTCTCCTTCGTTTGGATTTGTGTTTGCATCTGAAACCTCTGGAGCTTCAGAATTTTCTTGTGGCTCTTCGCCCTCAACTGCTGCTACATCGCTAACGCGTGCAGATCGCACTGCTGGCTCACTGGTAAGAGCTACGCCCTCAAGTGTGCCTTTCAAAACTTTCATTGTGCCATCCTTAAGCACATCGTAATCATCGACTTTTAGTTCAACGCTAAAACCATCGCGAAGTCCATCCATTGCTTCAACGAGAGCATCGTTGCCAGCAGTTGTTTTGCTGATTTTAAATGTTGCATTGATAGCCATTCCATCTTCAGATAAATTCATATCGATTGCGCGACCAATTCGGCGTGTGCGATCATGTTCTAAATTAAGCAATACTGGCTTCGGTTCGATTGAACCTTTGGCAAATACGACTCGACCAGTTGATGCATTTGCGGTTTCATCAAACGCAACGATGCGCCCAGTGATCATACGACTTTCATCATTTGCTGCATCAATGCGCATTGGCATTCTTAGTTTCATTCCATCTCCTTGTGCTTCGGATGCTTGAACGAGAGTTTCAGGTATAACCCAGAGTTTGCAAATTGCATTTGGGTCAATTTCGCCACTAACAATGTCGCAAGCGCGCCCACCCTCGAAAAAATAACAATTAGAGCAAACAAGACCTTGCTCCTTAAACGGATTGTCTTCAGCTGAAGTGTAATGCGATCCATTTGCACCAGACCCTTGATCGAATTGACCGAAAGTTTCAACAATTGACTCATACTGCGAAATCTGCATGATTTGGCGTTGCGTAGGCGGATAAACTGCTTCGTCCATTATTTCACCATGTCTTCTTCTTGACGGATTTCTTCGGCAGTCATTACACCAATGCGATTTAAGATTTCATAAACCTGTGCGCGTTCGTAAGCTGATCCACGCAAATAATCATCTAATGAAAACTTGCAAATTTGCGATGATGGTAAAAAGTCCGGCATGGATAATCTTTGTTCCAGAGAAGTCATCAATGGACGAAGTGAAAAATCTACAAGGGTTTGACGAGCAAGATTTGCATTTGCATAAGTCATTGAAGAACCAGTTTCAGCATCCACGAAATATGCAGGAATGCCAATCGCTCGCGCTAATTCTGTTGCAATGTAAGAGCGTGCCTGGTTAAGTTGAAGTTTCTCAGGATCAAAGCCGACTGTTTCAAGTGATACATCTGCATTGAGAAAAGCAGTTGCACGATTTCTGCGAGCAACGCCCCATGACTCAAGAAGTTTAGCAATGCGATCTGATGGAAGAGCTGATCCATTCGATTTCAAAACCATTGTTGGCGCTGGTTCTTTTGCATACATTGCAGCGGCGCGCTCTAATTCAGCTCCAGCGCGAATTGTTTTACCAGCACGATTTAATAGACCCTCATCGCTGCCATAGAAAACGACCAATGAACCTACACCCGATGTCGGACATGGAAAACCATCTACGACATAGTATTCAATTTCAGTTGATAAGCGATTAGTAATAATTTCAACGCGAGTTGGATTGATGCGTTCGCCATCACGGACTCGACCTGTATCTGCATAAAGTTCATTTATACGAAGATATGCGTAACCATAGAAAAGCAAATCTTCGGCAAGCCATGTATAAGTCGCAGCTGCATTAACGCGGCGATCTGGCAATGTGATTGATTTTGGAGCATCGACTTCAGCGCCAGTTGCTTTATCCCAAACTTCAAGTGGTAATGCGGCAATTGCAGAGCAAATAATGTTGCGAGCGCGAGCTACTGCTGGAATGCTCATCGCTTCCTCGCGTGTAGCAGTGATCGCACCCTGAAACGGAATGATGAGCGAGTCGATAGTTGGAAGCGGAAGCGCAGCATCTACATCGCTAGTTTTTGGAGCGATGGCTTTTGCACGGAAGTTATCCAATAAACCCATGCGCGTATTGTCGCAAGGCTTTTACTGCTAAACCGAAAGAATATCAATCTCTATCTCTGGGCGTGTCGCAAAATGGGTGGCTAGAGCGGTTGCCACTGCCGCGCATACTGCTGATCCACTAGCCCTACGACCAATGATCCAGCCATCGTTACGCTTTAACGCCACTGCCGAAAGCATCTGCTTTGTAAGTTCTTCTTGCGCTCGATGCTTTAAGCGACCTGAGTTGATTGCGCCCACAAGCTCATCGCAGCTTTGTGGATATGAAGAGTCCATGTCGAAGATTGGAATTCCAGCAGGTTGCATTCGAGCAGCGACCGCACCCGATGTTCGGCGTGAGTAGAGCAAATACTCGATTGGATATTTTCGACAATAACTCGCGGCATCATTCGCAATAGCCTTATCGTCTAACTGAAGTTCGTTCTCCCATGTGTGGAGAAGCTTCACAATAAACTTTTCATCGCCTAATTTTTGAGCGCCCACTAAAGCCGCGAACCTACGATCTGGACTCATATCAACCGCCAGCCATGTGAGCTTCTCGGTATCTAAATCGACATCCTTATCAACGCACTTGCTCCATGCATTTGTATCAATTACGGAATTGATTGTCTGCACCCATCGGCACAAGACTTCAGTTTGAACGACATCTGGCGGATCATTGAAAACTGCATTCAAATTATCGGGATGGATTGTGATGCCTAGCGCTGGATTTGAATACCTCGCATTTTCAAGAGTTACATCGTCTGTCGGAGCGCTCCATTCGAAGTAGCCAATATCATCTTTTGTTCCAGCCGCAGTTGCAAGCGCTCTTTCGCGGAAAGAATTCAGCACAAGACTTGTGGCATCGCCAGCATTCGTAAAAGTTAGCAGTTGCGGATTGGGAGAAGCCATCATCGAATATCGAAGAGATGCAAATGACTCCATATCGCGCATTTCGCGTAACTCGTCAAGGTAAATTGTCGATGGTCGAGCCATACCGCGAGCAGCCGCACCGCCAGCCTTTAGCACCAATCGATTTCCGTTGAGAGCTTCAATCTCTTCTGATCCATGCGCCCATCTGATGCGCTTTACCTGCTTCGCGAGATCATCGTGCTGCTCAATCATGCCCACTAGCTCTCGAAAACGCTCAAGTGATGTTTGAAGTCGGTGAGAAGACAAGATTTGAAGCGGTTCATCCCATTTGAATAAACCCATCAAGATACGAGCGTTCATATAGGTTGATTTGCCATTTTGACGAGCGACTGTGGCATTAAATATCGGATGAACCCATCTGCCATCGGGTTTTACCTTGCAAGAGTGCATCGCAAGGTTCTTTTGCCACTCCATAAAGCCATGTTCAAAGAGCTGATCTGCGAAATCTATAAGCTCCTGACCCTTGCTCGGATAGTCATTCAGCGGTGTATGCACGCGTGGCATCGGCTCGCCTAGCATGGTTTCATGCTGGCTTTCTAAGACCGCCTGTTGCCGATTTAAGGCGTTTTGCTTCGGTCTTGCACCGATTATGACCTGTTCGGGCTTAGTCATGACTTACGCTGGCATTAGGGGTCTTTGAAACAG